GGAACAGGATCGGCACGCGCGCGACATGCAGGATGTTGTCCTGGTCGCTTTGGCTCTGCCAGTGCTTCACATTGAGGTTGGCCAGATCCAGCAGTGGCGGAACGGCGCTCATCAATCCTGTGCGCTTCGTGTAGAAGCTCACCAGCGGAATGATGCCCAGCGATGTAGTGCCAGAGTCATGTAGCAGCCACTGGCCCTTGCTGTCCTTGCGGTAGACGGACCATGCACCAGGCTCAAGCACTCGGATTTGATCGACCATTACCTCGTCAAAGCCTTCGCCATCGACCTCTACCCGCTCGAAATAGCGGAACTGAGTCAGCACGCCAGCAGTGAAGCGCCAGCCGATGACCTGTTTCGGGTTGATGATCACCGCGTAAGGCCGCACACCGAGGCGCTTCTCGTCAGCGAGCGTCTTCACGCCCTCAGCACGCGGGTGATCTACCAGTACATGACAAAGGCCGTATGACAGCCCCTTGGCAAAGAAGTCAGCCGCCCAGACCTGCAGGTTGTTGCCCTGAAGATCGATGTTTTCAGTCAGCGTCTGAATGTTCGGCGGTACATCATCACCAAGCACAATCGCATCAGCGAAAACGCGGCCGGTCATTGCTTCGACAGTTTTCGAGAGCGCTGGCAGCAGCGTAGAAGCCTTGAGGCGTGCGTCGTAGACATCCTGCTCTTCGCTCGGGAACTTCGGCAGGTGGCGCACGCCGGCAGCGCGCATGGCCTTCGTACCGCCGAGCAGATCATCGATAAGGTCAAAGTCCTCGCGCATAGCCGTCACGGCCGACAGGGCTTTGCTCGGATCGTTGCTCATCGGGTTACATCCTCAGCGGGTCTGCGCGGGCTACGCGCTCTTTAATCGGGAACAGCTTCACGATGAAGTAGCCACCGGCATCGTTTGCGTGATCGAAGCCAGCCTTTTTGTCGGGTGCGCCCTTCTCGTCCCAGATCTGGCGCTCAAGACCCTGGGTGTATTTCGGGCATGTTTTAGTGTTAACCAACATCCGGCGTTCGCCGTAGGTGTTGCACAGCATCGCGTTCTTGCTGTTGATGCGATCCTTCACGGCCGGGTTGCTCGGGTTCACCACCACGGTGAAGCCGGCCTTCTTCAGCAGCGCGATGTCGGACTCGCTGGCGTTGCTGGTCTTGCGGTTGTCGCCGCTGGCGTCCGGATAGACCCGAATCTTGTGGCCATCCGGATACCGAGCCTTGATCTTCTCGATGATCGCTGGGGTATCGAAGACATCGACAAACTCAGCCACGGCACGCGGTAAACCATCACGCAGCACGAAGACAATGCCGGCCATCTTGCTGACATTGAAGTCCATGCCGATGTGCAGCTCGTCACCCGGCCGCACGGTGTCATCAGTGTGGTTCTCGCGTCGGTCGAAGCAGTAGTAAACAACGCCCTGGTAGTTCTCGAAGCTCGCCATGTATTCCTGGCGAAATGTGCGCGGGTCCATCTTCCGCTGCGCCGCCTCCAGCTCCTCTGGCGGGATGTTTCCACCGTCCAACGAGGTGTAGAGCCAGCTCTTGTGGTCCGACTCTCCGCCTGGCTTCCCGTCTAGGTAGGTGTCGTAACAATGGTTGAAGCCCTTCGGTGTGCCGATGCGCAAAACATGGCCGCCGACATAGAGCACGCCGTCCACCACGAACTTGCATGTCGACAGCATGGGGCGCAGCACTTCTTCCCACGCCTCCCACGGACAATCCGCCCACTCATCGATGAGAAGGAAGAACAGACCTGAGCCGCGCAGGTTGTCGTAATTGTCGAGGCCGACGATGCGCAGGACATGTCCAGTACGCAGCGTGATCGAGCACTCAGTCTCATTCGGCTTGCCGGCACGCCAGCTGATCGGAATCGACTGCTTCAGACGGCGCCAGAAGACTCGCTTCGCCTGCTTGAATGTCGGTGCCGCGTACCAGATTTCATCCTCGACGCTGACGCCCCACTGCATCGCCAGCCGGGCAGCGCGGCGCATCTCAGCCTTGCCGAGGAATGTTTTGCCAAACCGGCGGCCACAAACGGCATCACGAAAGCGTGCTGCTCTCTGCCAGCCCCACACGAAAATGTTTGCCTGCTTTGGCGTTAGCGCCACCGGGCCGTCAGAGAATCGGCTTGGCAGGGACATCTTCGTCTGGCTTCAGTGTGTATTCAGCGACAACGGGGGCCGTGTCTGATGCACTCTCTTCTCGCACCATTTCCTTAGTGGCAGAAATCAGATCAAGCCCAAGCGATGCCGACTCATTGGCAAGCCTGGTCAGCATCATCATGCCTTTCAGGGTATCAGCGGACGCAGCCAGGTCGTCAGGGTTGATCTTGGACACCTGAAGCCCGGCCATTTCTGAGAGCCTGCGGGCGCTGATCGATCCATTCACTGCTGCGTCAGCGAGGTTGTCGCTGATGGCGCGCATCTTTTGAGCAATCGAAACGGCAAGGTTTTGTTCCGAAACTGCTAACTTTGAAAGCGCCAAGTCAGCAGCAACCATTTGATTAGCTACATCTTTTATGTTTCGTAACTGTTTTGAAACTCTGCTGCTGATTGCCGTCTTTGATACGCCGAACTTCTTTGCTAAGTCGGTTACGCGCTCGCCATCCGCAAGCCTGCGAGCGATCTCCTCCCACTGCCTATCGGAGAGCTTAGATGGCCTAGACATTTGCCTGACCTAGTTGATCGTTTTTGCTTGCCCATCAGGCTGGTGCCGGATGATCCCGATGTATGCCTGACACGCCATCAGGCTCTGTGTGTTGTCGTCAGCAGCCTGCATCAGGGTGAGGATGTCGGGCTCTGAGATTTCAATGCCTGCCACGCCTGCAGGAAGTCGGTCTCCAGTGGCTGCTTCATTGCTGCAGCTGGTGGTGCCGGCAGGCTTGGGCAAGACGATACGACTGGTTGATGCGCGCACCCGAGCAGCAGCGTAGCGCTCAGCCAGAGCATGATTAGCTTGGTCATTCTGTTCTTCCAGTGCGGCGACTTGGTTGCGCCATGTGTTTTCGGTGGCCTTGGCCTTCTCTGCTTGCGCTTGGACGGCCTGAGCCGCTGCCAGGCGTACCTGCAGCAATGTGCGCTCAGCTGAGACGCCTTGCAGGTGCCAGCCAATAGCGAAGGCAATCAGCAGCGGCAGGATGTAGCGCAGCAAGAGGACTGGCATCAGGCTTTGTTCTTTGCCTTGCCGTAGTTGCCAGCGATGATGTCGATGATGGCTTTGATCGGCTTGATGCGCTCGATCCACTCGGGCTGACCCAAGTTGGCGACAATCTGGCTCACAACGCCCATGACGGCGGCGGCAAGCAGGATGTATTGCTCGATGTTTTCAGGTGTCATTTCTTGTCTCCGGCATCTGGGAAAATGCGATTCTTGTTGCGCTCAAACCATTCCGAGGCAAAGCCAGCGGCTTCCGATCCGACTAGGCCAAACAGAAAGCCGAGAGCGCCAACCTGATGCGCCGGCACATTGAAGTGCGACACGAAGAAACCAGCAGCGTAGTACGCAGTAGCTGAGCCACTGATAATCTCGACAAAGCGCTGGCTAAGCGTTACTTGGTTACGGCGCATGGCTGTCACGGTCGCCCCCACAATGCAGGCAATGATGAAGCTGAGCTGGAGCGGCTCTTTCATGTGTTATCTCGCAATCAAGAGCTTCATGCTTCCACGCATCGCCCCACAGGAATGTCAGGACGCAGGCAACGGCTGGGAGGACTCGCCAATACCATGTCAGGCGCATGACGAGGCCAGCCCGGTACCGCTGCCAGAGCGTCACGATAGGTAGAGTTTCTTTTCTGCTTCACGGCGGCGAGTCAGGCCGGCAAGTTCTTTGCCTGCGGCCTTGTTCCAGCGTGTGAACTGGTTCGCCGCACCCATGAAGTCGCCAGCGTTGTGCAGCTTGATCAGTGTTGATGTGCGCAAAGCGCCTTGCCCGAGGTTGAAGGCGAAGCTGACCAGTGCATCGAACTGCTGCTGTGTCGGCTTGTTGGCGATAGCCTCAATGGCAATCTCGAAGCGGCGCAGGTCTTTCAGGAGCAAGACATCAGCCTGCGCCTGCGTGATTACCATGCCGGGCTTCACATGATCGCCGGTCGAGCCGTAGCCGATGGTCAAGATGCCTGCTGGGCAGACATATGCCATCAGCTTGCAGCCCTCAAACTGCTTGATGAGCGCCAGACCTGCATAACTGATTTTCATGCAGATCTCCGAGCTTGCTTGATTGGTCGCGGCGGCTGGACTTGAACCAGCGATCTCCTGGTTATGAGCCAGGCGAGATACCAACTTCTCCACACCGCAGAAACGGAAAGGCCCGGAGTTCCGGGCCTTTTACTGTTACTCAGCGCCTCTCAAATCTTCCCTGCTTCCAGGCTTGCCGCAGACAGTGCAAACAAAGTCGCCGGTAGCTGAGCCAAGGTAATATTCTTTTGAGACGCTAGGATGGCTGCACGGCGGATTACCACTGAGCTGCCAAGCTTTTTGCAAGCGGATTGCCTCTTCATTTTGCATTTTGAAATCCCTCCATTAAATTCACAGATCAAATTGGCCTGTGTACTTATAGGGGAGTCAAAACGCAAAAAACCCAGCTTTTTAGGCTGGGGTTTCGGGTATGGGCAACTTGCCCAAGATAGGAAAATAGTCCCTCAAACTGTCCGGATGGTCAAGCAGCTTGTTCACCATCTCGGATATTTTTTGTAATCTTCGCCAAAGCATCGCCTTCAATCCGGCGCAATGCTGTCTCAGCGTTGTCGGCGATGTCGGCATAGCTGTCGCACCAAGTGCTTTTCGGCATACCGGCGACCAAGGCTCTCTGCCGGTCACTCACCGCTCTCATTCCCACGCCTTCGCACTTTTTGCACTCCTTCTGCTCGGGCGTCACGCCAGCGCCCATGCAGGACTTACAGGCTGAGCCATGAACGACGCAGTGGACAGCAGCCCTGCTCACTGCCGTGGCCTTGGGCAGCGACAACGCGTACTGCCGGGAGATGGTTGCGGCGTAGAGCGTCACGGCGGTCTCCTGCGCCCGATACTCCAGCCGGTACTTGGCGTGCATAAGCTCGGCCTGCAGCGGCGTCAGCCCGGCCATTGCGCCCGCCATTATCATCGGGTCGGCCCTAGTCGTGCCGTAACCCTCACCGTTGATATGCTTGCCGCGCGCGGTCAGCACTGCCAGGCGCTCGGCCACTGCTGATTGACGCTCAATTCCGGTGCTCGCCATCTGCATCTCCCAGTGAATCCCAAGCTGCCTGAGCCGAGCGGACCAGGATGAATACGGCGAAACACAGCCCGACAACTGAGCCGATGAGCAAGATGCCGGCCGCTTCGCCCAAGGCTTTCATGCGGCCTCCGGCATCAGCTCGGTCATTTCGCTGATCTGCTCTTCTGTGAAGTCTGGCCAGTATTTCGTTACCACATGCCGGCATATGCCCTGCCACAATTGGTAAAACGCGCCTTCGTCCATGTCGTCGAATGACAGCGACATCGCCACTTTGATCACGAGCTTGCCGATGCCTGGAATGTCGACCTCCTGCTCTTCGCAGCAGATGCCTGACTCGCGCTGCAGTCGCTTGATGACGGCGTGGCAGTCCATGCCATGGAAAGCTTCGATGTTGTCGGCGAGAATTCCGCCCAAGGCATGCACCATCCTGTGGAACTTCACATTGCGGGGCTTTTTGAGATCGGCACGCAGGTCATCCCCTACACGATATGCACGCTCGCGCATCAGGCGACGGTCGATCTGGTGACGCGGCACCAGTGCTCCGAGCTCTTCGCCGGTATAAGGATCAACCAAGCGACGAATCACGAAATAAACCGGGCGAGTGCTTTTCTTGGGCTGCTTCATGCTGCCACCCTAACTTTGAAGGTGCGCACTCTGCCGCCGGTTCCGGTATCGCGGCCGGCCGCAATCTTGACTGCCTTGACCGCATCAGCGCCCATGTCCATCGCTGCCCACGCGTAGGGCGATCCGCTACCGATCGAATACGGCCCATCGAGCGGAATCGGGGAGCGCCAAAGGCCATCAGTGGAGTTGCATGAGGACAGCAAGACTTGGCCGCACGGCAAAACAACCAGCGCCGAGACATCAGGCACGAAACCTGGCTTTGCTCCGAAGAACCATTCAACGAAAGACTGCACATCTGCGTGAGCGCCACTCCAGAAAAAGTGATGCCCTTGCGCCACCAGGTGCTTGTCCATCTTGTCGGTCGTGATCATCCCGCCATTACTCAGGCGCGAGTCGTAAGCAATAACGCCATCTCTGTAAGCCACTGTCGTCATGCTGCCGCCCTCGCCTGCAGCTTGAGGTACTCGCCTATGGCGGCGATTGCCGGCTGTGCGCCTTTGCAGACCACGCCCAAGTAGCCCTGACGAGCAGCGCGCTCCAAAAACTCACGCTGGTCGTCGCTGGTGTCGCTCGGACTGGCGTTGCGGCGCTTCATCTCGATCCAGAGGCCGTGGTATTGGCCTCGCGCGACCATCAGGAACAGGTCGCTGACGCCTGGCTGAAAGCCCTCAGCCTTCATCTTGGTCATCTTGGCGGCGCGCTGGCGCGGCTCGCCAGCCAGATGCGCTCCGTTTGGTATTGCGATCAGGCATTTGCGCAGGGCTGGGTGCTGCATCCAGAACCACCGAACGACGAAGGACTGTTCGGCGTGCTCGCTGGGCACCGGTGCGGCTGCAACTTTGATCAAGGTCATTTGCGCGCCCGCTCCTCTGCCATGCCGGCGCAATGCGCGCACAGCATGCAGCCAGCGATCAGCTCGCGACGCTTCTCGGGGATCGCGTCGCCGCAGTCCAAGCAAGACTCGCGGCTGACGCCCTGATAGCGTGGAATTGCTGCCATAGCCTGATCGCGCTGCAGCTGCTCAAGGTCAGAAGCTTGGTCTGTCCAATCACTCACATCCATTCCCCTCGTTTCCGGTGCTGTTCGGTCATTTCTGCTTCCAGCTTCTGGCGGGCCTTGATGCCCTGCTCTTTTTCGATCATGTCCAGGTATTCCCGCCGGTCAGCCAGTCGCCAACGCAGTACGGCGCGCGCTTGGCAGATCTCGAGCCGACGCTCGTCCTTCCACTCAGGCAACTTTCGCCATCTGCTGCTCGATGCGCGGGCTGGCGCTGATCCAATGGACGCGCTTGCCAGTGATCGGACATGGCCGGATTTCCTCTGATTCGGTGATTGCGCCAGTGCTGAGTAATTCGTTCACTCGGCCGGCCACGCAGGAAGTCTCCAGCCCGAGCTGATGCGCGATCTGTCGGCGCGTCATCTCGCCCTCGTTGATCAGCAGGCCGA